TCAGAGTACCTAACCGGTTCTAACTGCGAACCTCCTGAGCACGGGGGCGGCGACTTAGATGTCACGCCTCCGTTTCGGAAGAACCCGATGGAACGCATCCGACTTACCGAACATCCGTATTTGCAGCCATCCATCCTGTGCACCTGGTGCCGTTGCATCGTGCGCTGGGATGAACCTGTCGAGGTCGCCGCACAGAGTCTGTAACGACGTAACGACTACGCTGCAGGGGAAGCATGTTCGCTGCCCCTCCGTCGCCGCCAGAGGGTCGAGCGGCTCGCCGCCGACACGTCCAGCAGCTTAGGCCGGCCAAGCTGCTTGCCCTTGGCCCGTGCATTCCGTAGGCCACTGCAAACGCGTTCTTGAATCAGACTGCGCTCAAACTCCGCCATCGCGCCAATGACGTGGAACATCAGGCGGCCTGATGGCGTGGTCAGGTCGAGGTTATCGCGCAAACTGACGAACTGTATCCCGAGGCTTTCAAACTCCGCAATCGCGGTAACGAGGTGCTTCAGGGATCGTGCGAAGCGATCCAGCTTCCATACCACCACCACGTCAAACTTCCGTTGCCTGGCGTCGGCCATCAGGCGGTTGAGCGCTGGCCGGGATTCGATCTTCCCGCTCATCCGGTCAACGTATTGCACGACCGGGCTCCAACCTCTCGCTTCCACGAAGGGACGTAGATCGCCTAGCTGCATCTCTGGATCCTGATGATGGTTCGTGGTCGAGACTCGAACGTAGAACGCGGCTCGAAGCTGTTTCATAATCCCCCCTAAAATTCATGAGATCGAATGTTGAGAGTAAAGACCTTGCTGGCCTGCTTTCGCCGTGTCAAATACAAATGTTTTTGAAACGCCATAACCAGCCCACTCCAGGTCCATCTCAGCCGGGATCGTCGCTCTCCGTGGTTGGGAATCGCAGCACGAAGCTGTTTAAGGAACATGCCGGCGACGGCTACCTCAACCTTGGCGGTGTGCGGCTACCTCGACCCTCCGCCACTTCGTCCCAAGTCGGAATCCCGAAAAGCGCTGATCCTCCGGCACGCCTTAACTCAGAGCATATGTTAGACCTGTAGGCCGAGAATGAAGCTGTGGAAAAGTGATATAGTTGGTACCTCACTTGCTGGATGGAAGCTGGAATCGGGGATATGCGTTTCGACCAATGTACATGCTGGTATCAATAGCCACCCAACCGAAATCGGCACCTGAACATTCCGCATGGCTGCTCTGTGATAGTTATAGAAAGTCTCAAACAGTGAAGGGCTTGGCCGGCGCTGATCTGCTGATCGCTATACTCTATAGCTCTAAGCAACTGCCGATCCGGTCAGGCAAAAGGAAAGCCGCCCCATGTGGCGAATGGGGTTCCGGTGCGTGGAACGCCGACCATGCGACGCACCCGTTGGCGTAGAATCACGGGCAATGGCAGACAATAAGCTGTACTACGGCGACAATCTTGCCGTCCTTCGCGAGCACGTCAAGGACGAGTCGATAGACCTGATCTATTTAGACCCGCCCTTCAACAGCCGACAGGATTACAACGTGTTGTTTGCCGAGAAGGATGGAACCAAGGCTGCTGCCCAGATCATGGCGTTCGAGGATACCTGGGAGTGGAACTTGGACGCCGAGCGCGCTTACGAAGAGATTGTCGAGCGCGGAGGTCGCGTCTCCGACGCCATGCGTGCCTTCCGCACCTTCCTCGGCCAAAGCGACATGATGGCCTATCTCGCCATGATGGCCCCACGCCTTATGGAGTTGCACCGCGTACTGAAGGTGACGGGATCGATCTACCTCCACTGTGACCCGACAGCGAGCCACTACCTGAAGATGCTGATGGATGCAGTGTTTGGGCCGCAATACCTCCGCTCCGAAATCATCTGGAAGCGAAGCAGCGCACACAGCGACGTTAAACAGGGGCTCAAGAATTTCGGCCACATCCACGATGTCGTGCTTTTCTATGCGAATGGCGAGGACTCGACATGGAACACACAATTCACGGCATACGACGAGTCTTACGCTGGCCGGGACTATGGCCTTGTCGACGAGGACACAGGCAGACGGTTCAGGCGTGACAACCTCACGGCAGCCAGACCGGGAGGGGATACCGAATACGAGTGGAGAGTTAAGAAACACGCAGGCGTGCATGAGCGATGGGTCGCTGATCTAGACGACGAATACCTTAATCCAAGTGCAGGTTGGGAATACGCCGCCGCACGTCCTTATCAGGGCCGGTACTGGGCATACTCGAAGGAGAATATGCGGCGATTCGCCGCAGAGGGGCGGCTTCGCCACACCTTCGACGGAATGCCAGAGTACAAGCGGTACCTGGACGAGATGCCTGGCGTCCCCCTGCAGGACATCTGGACCGATCTCACGCCCATCGTCGCCGGGACCGCTGAGAGACTCGGATATCCGACACAAAAACCCGAAACCCTGCTTGAGCGCATCATCACAGCTAGCTCCAACGAGGGCGACACCGTGCTGGACCCTTTCTGCGGCTGCGGCACTGCAATTTCCGTTGCCCAACGCCTCAACCGCCGCTGGATCGGAATCGACATCACTCACCTCGCCATCGGCCTCATAAAGAAGCGACTCGATGACGCCTTCGGTGAATCAGTGCGGAAAACATATGAAGTCATCGGCGAGCCGGTTGATCTTGCCGGAGCGCAGGAACTCGCGGATCACGACCCGTACCAGTTTCAGTGGTGGTCGCTCAGCTTGGTCGGCGCGCGGCCACTTGAAAAGAAGAAGGGAGCTGACCAAGGTATCGACGGACGCCTCTACTTCCACGATGAGGCAAAGGGCGGGAAGACCAAGCAGATCATCTTCTCCGTGAAAGCTGGTCACGTGCAAGCATCGCATGTGCGCGACCTGCGTGGCGTGATTGAGCGCGAAAAGGCAGAGATCGGAGCGTTAATTTCCATGGAGTCGGCCACGAAGCCCATGCTGAAAGAAGCTGTTGGAGCAGGTTTTTACCAACCGCCCGGCTTGGCCGACAAGTATCCCCGCCTCCAGTTGCTAAGCATCGAAGAACTGTTCAAGGGCAAGCGTCTGGAATATCCGCGTCTGCTTGATGCCACTTTCAAGAAAGCACCGAGGGCACGTGAAAAAGCAGCCGAAACAATACAGTTGCCCTTGGTTGATGGCCCTACGGATGAACCGTTCTAGTCGAAGTGTTTAACATTTTCCGGCTAGCCGCGACCAATGCCTCAAAAGCAGAAGATCGATCTCGGAAAAGTTATGTCATCACTCGACACTCCCTGCCCGAAGTGCGGACACTCGATTGCGCCCGCCGAGCTACGCCGCGTGGACTTTGAGCGCGTCGTATGTCCGGAGTGCGGGGAGCGATTCATCCCCGGTTCGGGGAATGGCCCCTGATAGGGGTGCAGGGCCGCCCTGAACTGCTTCCGGCTCAAGCGCCGGATTGTTGCCGTTTTACACTTGATCGCAGATACTCACGCCTAGACGACTGCTGGAGAGTAAACTACGGTCGCCCAGAAGCGGGAGGATCACCGTGACTGTTTGTGTGGCTGCGATATGCGCTGGGAATATTCTGCTAGGAGCATCAGACCGGATGCTCACTGCTGGAGATGTAGAGTTTGAGCCAGAAACACCAAAACTTTACGACATTACGAATTCAATAGTGGTGATGATAGCTGGCGAGTCATCCCTTCAGAACATGATTCTCCAGCGCCTCTATCAGTTTTGTACCCAGCGGATCAAGGAGAGGCCGAAAGAGTGGGTTCCGGTCGTAGATATGGCTAATCAGTACCATCGAATCTATCAGCAGATTAAATCAGAAAAAGCAGAAGTCAGAGTCTTGGGGCCGCTATCGCTAACTTTGGATACCTTCATAAAACGGCAGCAGGAAATGACCCAGTCTCTTGTCAGCCAACTTACCAGCGAGATTCTGAATTTTGAGATGCCTTCGATTGAAGCAATCATCGCGGGGATTGATGATACTGGGGCGCATATATACGTGATCAATAACAATGAAGTCGCATGTCGGGATGCTATCGGATTCGCGGCAAT